CTCGGGCAGCGGCTCGAGGTCGGCGGCCTGCGCGACACGGTCGGCGGCGGCGACGTCGGCGGCGACGCTGGTCGCCGTCGCGGCGATCGCGTCGAGGTCGTCGGCCAGCTGCGCCGACGGGGTGCCGCCGCGCTGCTCGGTGTGCAGCGACACGAGCAGGTTGTGCACGTCACGCGAGGCGGGCGCCTTGGCGACGGCGGCGAGGACGTCGGCCAGGGCCAGCTCCTCACCTTCGGCGGCTTCGAAGCCAACGGCCTCGGCGAGCTGTGCGAGCAGATTCATGTGTGAGGCTCCTGGTGAGGGGGTTGGGCGCAGTCTTGCACCATGCCGCACGATTGTGCAAGCACCGGTCAGCGTAGCCGCTCCAACGGCTCCACCGCGGCGAGCCGCGCCTCGGCTTCACGCTGCGCGGCGCGCTGCTCCAACACGTCAGCGACCTGCTCCGCCAACGCCGCCGTATCCACAGGCGGGGCGGGGGCGTCCGCTGCTGTGGACGCGGCGCAAGCCGCGCACGGCGTGTCACCACCGCACGCAGCGGCCAGGGCGAACTCCGGGGCGCCCTGCGGCAACCCCGCGGAGATCACCGCGACAACACCCCACAGTTCCACCATACCCGGGTTGTCCGCCGACGGGCCAGCGTGAACCGACCAGGCCGCGCCGTTGAACGCAGCGGCTGCGGCCTCGACGGAGCCCCACCGCTCCACCGCCTCCGGCGCCACCACACCAGCGATGTAGATGCCGTCGTCGGTCGCGTGTGGAACCACACGCGCGGCGAAGTGCTCAGGGCGCATCAGCTCATGCATCACCGTCGGGTCGGTACGCGACGGGTTCGGGTGCGCCGGACCGTACGCCATCCCACCCGCGGCGATCACCTCGCCGTCGGCGAGCGTCACCAGCGGCTCGCGCCACTTGTCCAGATCGGTGGTGTCCCGCTCCAGGTGCGGGCAGCCCGGAGCGCCACGGAGGCACTGCCCCCACTTCGCGACGTAGCCGGAGACCCGACCCGTCGCCGGGTCGGCGTAGGCGCGGCCCGACGTCGCCGTCGCCGCCTCGCGGCCGAACATCTCGCGGGTCAGTTCCATCACGTCACCTTCAATCGGAGGTAGCACTGGCAGCCGTTGTGGCCACCAGGGAAACACGGCGACCCGTCGGGCTCCTCACCGGCGAAGTCGCCGGGCTTCGTACCCTCGGCGCCGTCGTTCGCATAGTGCGGCTCGTACGGGTTCTCGCGGGTCGACGGCAGGCCGTACACCCACACCATCGGCACGTCGTCGCCGAACTCGGCGGTGAGGTAGGGGGAGATGCCGACGCGGTCGAGGATCGGGCCGGTCGCGCCGTCCGGTGTCGGCGACGCAGACCGGCCGAACACGGCCTCCTTCACGCGTTCGACGATACGCCGCACGATCGTCGGCAGGCCAATCGCCGCCGCGATCGCCTCCGCCTTCAACTCGTCGAGGCTGTCGTCGAGCGCACCCAACGCGGCACGTCGCACCACCCGGACCGCCACATCGGACAGCGGCGCGTCGAGCGTCTCGCGTAGCTCGTTCAGGGCGTCGATAGCGGACAGGGCCAGCCGGTCCGCTGCGCCGTCGCGGTCCGCCGGGGCGACCAGCGCCAACATCTCGGCGTCGGCGAACAGGCGCCGCTCGGCACGGTCCACGATCGTGTTGATCCGCTCGGCGGGCGACACCTCGGCGAGCATCCCCGCCGGTGCTGCCGCCATCGTGCCCCGCGCGGCCGCCGCGTCCTCCTGCGCCTCCTCGATCAGCGGGGTCGGGTCAAGCCACCAGATCGACCCGGCATACTGGGCGAACCTGCCCTCGCTCGTGATCGCCGCCAGCAACGGCAACGCAGCCGCGGCGACCTCGCGGGCCAGGATCCCCGACTCGGAGCGGGCGAACTGGAGGCGGTCGGCGAACATGTTCGCGTACTTCGGGGACTCACCGGTCAGCTGTGCTGTGGGCACACCGGCACCGATCGCGATGCGCTGGTCCGACCACGTGCCCGTGGCAATCAGCCCGCCGTCGGTGTTGACCGTCATGTCGGCGACGTCGAGCGGCTTGTCGCCACGCCCGGCCACCACCATTGGGGCCCGCGCCTTCGGGTCCTTGCGGATCTGGACGATCGCCTGCAGCCGCTTCGCCAGGGTCGCCATCACCGCCTCGACGATCGTGCGGCTCTTCGGGTCCGACGTCGAACCCTGCGACTGCTGCGGTGCCCGGTCGCCGCCCTCGATGCTCAACACCTTCGCACCCTGCGCCGAGGTGTCAGTCCGCGACCACAGGGCAGCGACGACACGGTCGGAGAGCTGAGCCTGCTCCGCCAGGGTGCGCAGCTCGCTGTAGGGCTCGCCCGACAGCACACGCCCCGAGCGCTGACACACCACCAGCCGCGACCGTGCCACCGTCACACGGTGCCCGCCGTCGAGCACCAGCTCGGCTTTGCTGTTGGCGATCGGCGTGTAGTTGAACGGCGACACCACCACCCAGCCGCCGCGCTGCTCGGCGGTCGGCCAGCCCGGCACACTCGGGATGTCGTCCGGATAGAGGCGCACCCAGTACGAGCGGCCCAGCGTCGCTATCAGGGTGACGTGCTTGCCCCACGTCGCGAAGCGGTCCGCCAACGGCGACGACAGCTCAGGAACGATCGCCGCCGTGGCAGCGTCGTAGACCTCGGGCTCGGCGGCGCCGACGTCACGGGCGACGGTGAGCGGCATCACCATGGGGTCGGCCACACTCAGCCGGGTCACGCGCGACAGGATCGGGTCGTGCAGGGTCGCGCGCAGGTCCGCCCACCAGGTGGGCTGTTTCGTGTCGGCGACGCCTTCGGCCTCCTTCGTCATGTCCGACGCCGGGGCCGCCGCGAACGCCATTGTGTCCGGCTCCGGCACGACGTCAGGCGGGGCGGGTGGTGGCGGAGTGGGGGTGCTGCTCAGCCTCACTGGTCAACCTTCCTGGCGACACGCTCCAACGCCGGGGTGGCGCCGTCGGTGACCTGCACGAACAGCAGGTCCCCGCGGTCGATCGTCGAATACTCGGGACCCCAGCCCATCGCCTGCGTGGCGGTGAGACTCGACGTCCACTGCCACACGCCGAGGTTGCCCCGGGTGCGGGAGCCCTTGCCGAGATAGAACGGGGCGTGCTCGTCGATGAACGAGCCATCGGCACGGCGAGCCATCGGCGCGTCGTCGGGGTCGACCAGCGGCGCCGCGACACGCTGGGGGGCCTGCGCGGCGGCACGGCGGGCGGCTGCACGTTGGGCGCACGATGAGCAAGCCATCAGCGCACCACCATCGACGCCAACACGAACGACCCCGGGGCGGCGAGCAGCACCGGCCACTGCGCGCCCAGCGCCAGCGCCGCCACGGCACCGAGCACCGCCAGCCACCACGCCGCACACGGCGGGCAGATCAGCGGCTTACCTAACGGCGTCCCCCGCGTCACATGCACCACCTGCTGGTCATCGACCCACGCCCTGCCGTCGTGGACCAGCCGCGCAAGCTGTGCGGTCAGCGGGCGGTCCACGGGTGCGTCGAACTCGGCGCCCGACGGCGGAAACATCCGACCCAGCCAGTCGACCGGGCCCGCGGCGATCGGCTCGAGCACGAGCAGCCCGAGCCATACGGCGATGATCAGAACGGTGAGGAACGGCAGCAGCAGCATGGCACCCACTCTAGTCACACACGGCCCGCTCGGCGACGGGTCGCAGCCAGGCGGACGGCACCGAACGAGGACGGCACCGCCCACCCGATGGCTGCGAACCCCGACACTACAGCACGACCAGCCACCGCCGGTATGCCCACGCGGCGCCAACCAGCGCCGAAGCTCACACAGTGGAGACTAGCGGCGAGGCGTCGGGAACTCCTGAATGACCTCGCCGTCGAGCAGGTGGCCGCCAGCGTCGGCCGTCTTGCCGCCCCACTGCTTGAGAAAGAACGGCACCCCAGCGGCGGCGCACTGGTCGCGCAGGTCGCGCACCCATTGAGGGTCGATCGGCCGAGCGTTCGGCCCGGACTCGCCACCGCAGATCACCCAGTCGATCCCGTCGAGCCCATAGGTCTCGAAGTCGAGCGGGCCGAGCAGCGGCTCACACGAGAGGAACGTCACCGTGGCTTGTAGTTCCTCGGCAGCGTCGGCCAGGTCGTCGACGCGTTGCATCGAGTCTTGGTGTCCGATAGTCGCGCCGAGCCAAACATTGCTCGGAAGGATCGCTATGGCATCCCGCCCGCACTCAAGGCATCCCGTCGTGTGTGCCCACTCGGGGGTCGATCCACAGCAGCCCGTGACCAGCAGGGAGCGAGTCAACCGTTCGATGTTCTCCGGCCGTTTGGTCAGGAGCAACCAATCAAGACTCGGTGTTTCATGGATCGACCCCCATAGCCGCTGACGAGGGTCAACCAAGTCGGGCCTGTCCTCGAACACGTCGGCCAGCGAGGCGCAGAAAACGCGGCGGCGTTCCCCCGCTTCGGCGGCGGCCCGGTCCCACTTGTGCGGCTGCCGCCAGTAGGACGCCGACATTGGCTTGCGCTCGGCGTTCTTACCCCAGTGAACCCCGCCATGCCACCGCCCATCGCGCGTCTCGGCGTAGCAGTTGGTGCACTCGGCGGACACCCGAGAGCACCCTTCCCACGGGTTGAAGGTGTGGTCACACCACTTGATGTTCGTATGTTCAGCCATGGCGTCACCTTACCATGGCAACGCCTACGCCGTCGCCAGGCCAGTGGCACCGTCGCCGAGGTGCACCAGCATCACCAGCGCATCCACACGGTCAGGCGAGCCACCAACCCGACGCCGCCCCGCCGACGGCGGCACCCACGTCGTCATTTGCTCCACCAACGGACCACCCCGCAACCCCTCAGCAAACACCACCTCGCCGCGGCGGCACCGTATCGCCGTCACCACATGCCGCGACTGCTTCGAGCCTCGCACGTTGATGCGGTCCAATAGCGCTCCCGGCGCTGCGAACAGCTCAGAGTGGTGCGCCGCACCGGACAGGTTGCCCTCCACGATCACATCGGCGGTGTACCGCGCCGACAGGTCCGACACCGCCGCCGACCACGCAGCCGGGCGCGCACGATGGCTGTGGTCCTCGAGTACCACCATCGTCCCGTCGATCAGCTCGCAGCCCAACAGGATGCCGCACTCGTCGGCAGTCTCCGAGGCGCTGGCCGACGTGTCCACCCCGATCACGTAGCGCATGATCTCGGCGGGCTCCGGGGTCGGCACGAACGTGATGTCCGACGGGTCCCACGACGCCCCCTCGTGTGCCACCGACTCCCAGTCGCCGTGGCGCAACTGCGCGTACCTGGCCGCGGTCGTCGCCTCCTTCAACGTCACCTCGTACTCGGTGGCGTCAATGCCCGGGTTGTCCTCAATGAACGACCGCACCAACAGCCCGGTGTCTACGAACTGCTCCTTCCACCAGGCGTGATAGGGGCCGCCCGGGTTCGTGCTCACCCTGAATCG